CGCGCCGGCAGCCAGGGGCGTTCCGGTGAGCGCGGCCCGAGAGGCGAGCGCGGCGAGGCCGGCGCTGGCATTACCGGCATTGCCTGTCGTGACTGGTCGTTGGTGTTGCGGCTGACCGACGGCCGCGAAACCATCGTTGACCTCAGACCCATGTTCGAACGATACGACCAGGAGCGCGGCGAATGAGCTATACCGCGACTCCTGACTGGATCACGCTGCCGGCGGCGCTGCTGGACATGGCCAAGCAGCATTTGCGCGTCGATCACTCGGTGGAGGATGCACTAATTACCGACAAGCTGGCGCAGTCGATCGGGCTGCTCGAGCACGTCTGGGGGCTGTCCATCTTTTCGGCTGCAGTCGACTGGCAGCCGGATCTGGCAACCGGCGCCGCAAGCTACCAGTGTCCGTTGCAGCCGGTATCGGCATTCACGGTGGTGGTGGATGCAGTCGACGTCTCGTCGGAATATGCGCTGGAAAGCGCCAGCCTGACCGAGCCAGTATGGCTGGTGCATTCGGATGGCACCGCATTCGCGGCCGATGCCGCGATAACGCTCACTGCCGGCTATGCCGATATGGCCAGCCTGCCGCCGCCGATGCGGGCCGGCATTCTGCGCGTTGCCGGCATGCTCTACGAATACCGCGAATCGGTGACGGCGCTGGATCTCGAGCAAATGCCGTCGTGGATGAGCGATCTGATGTCTGGATTGTGGGTGCCGCGGGCATGAAGACGGTGCTAACCACGGTCGACAACCCGTATTACTCAGCCAGCCATCCGGAGGGCGGGACCAATCCGCGGCAAGTGACGGCAGTGGTCAACCTGCGCGAATCCTCGGTCTCGACGCTGGCTGCGCATGGCATAATCGACCTTGCCCAGGTGCAGGCGGCGATCCGCTTCCGTCATGCCTGGGAGGCGGTCGGCGGCATCGGCAGCGCCTCAGTCGGATTCGGCGAACGGGTGGATATCAGCCGCCGCCCCGCCGGCATCGCCGAACAGCGGCTGCAGGCAGCTGCGGATCTGCGCTTTTGCCGGCAACTGCTCGGCGCCCATGGCTACATGCTGGTCGGCCGCGTCTGCGGCGATGGCGAGCATATCCGCGATATCTATCGAACCCGGCGCCAACGGGACACGGCGCACGATATGCTGAAAATCCATCTCGCCGCGCTGGCGGCATCGTGGAGGCATTGAGCCTGCGCACGCTTCGGCGTATGCTGTGCCATTCCCAAAAATTGCGAGCAGGATTTTGATCACCGGCAAGGTCAGCGGCGACCGGCAGACTGCCGCCAATCTGCGTGCGCTGGCAAAACAGGTGTCGGTGCCGCTCAACGCCTCGTCGCGCTTTGCGCTGCAGCCGACGCTGAAGGCGGCGCGGCAGAACGTCTTGCGGCTGCCGCTCAAGGAAACCACCGGGACGCTGGCGCGCTCGCTCACCATCAAGCGCAACCCGCGTTCCTCGAAGGTCAATCCGATGCACCGCGTCGGTCCCGATGCCGGCATCGAGCGGGAAACCCGGCTCGGCAAGCGCAAGCCGGTGAAATACGCGCACCTGGTCGAGTTCGGCACGTCGGGGCACATGATCGGCAACCGCTTTCATCCCGGCACCCGGCCGATGCCGTTCCTGACGCCGGCCTATTTCTCCACCCGCGACGAGGTGGTGAAACGGTTCGGCGGAAGGATCGGACCGGAGATGGAAAAACGCGCCGCCAAACTGGGCAGGAAAGTGACCAAATAAATGACCGTCATCGCGTTTGCGGCCGGCCAGCTTGATCGCCGCATCGAACTGCAGGCGGCCACCATCACCAACGATCCCGACTACAATGAGGAGGTGCTGACCTGGGCAACTTACGCCACCGTGTGGGCGAAGATGGAATTCCACCGCTCGTTCGAGGCCGAGGCGGTGGCGCGCGAATATGCGCAGATGGCGTTGTTCTTCACCATCCGCTGGCGGCCCGACGTCGATGCCGAGCACCGCATCATCTACGACGGTGATACCTATGAGATCATCGGACGGCCGCGCGAGTTGAGCCGCCGCCAGGGCTTGATGATCGAGGCGAGGCTGGTCGAATGAGTGGCATCTCGCTCACCATCAAGGCGTTGCTGGTGCCGTCGCCGGTGACCGGGCTGGTGTCGAACCGCGTCTATCCGTTCCCCTTGCCGCCGACCACCACGCTGCCGGCGATCGCGGTGGCGATGTCGGCCGAGGACGAGGAAGTCTTGCTGCAGGGCGCCACCGTCTATCCCGAAACGTCGGTGCAGGTGCATTGCATCGCCGCCAAGGCGAGCGCCGCCATCGATCTCGGCGAGGCGGTGCGCGACCATCTGCGCGACCTGCATTACGTCTCGGCCGACGCGCAGCCCGTGCATGCATCGTTCCAGAAGGACAGCGTCGATTTCACCGACTATGCCGACGACCTCACCACGCACCGCCGCGTGATGGCGTTCACCCTGCGCTGGCGCAGCAGCGCATAATTTTTGAAGGAGTAACTGTCATGGCTCAAACCACCGGCTTTACCGGCATTGGCGCCACGCTCAAGATCGGCGACGGCGCCACACCGACCGAAGTGTTCAACTCGGTCGCCAACGTCACCTCGATCAACCTCAACACCGAGGCTGACCAGGTCGACGCCACCCACCTTTTGTCAACCTCCGGTTACCGGGAATACAAACAGGGCTTCAAGTCGGCCTCGGTCGATTGGGAATATCATTTCGATCCCGACAACCCGACCCATGACGACACCGACGGCATGCTCGCCGCCTACGATTCCGGCGAGCCGAAAAACTTCAAGCTGGACTTCACCGGGGCCGATAATGGCGGCGTCGGCGCTCCGACCACCGAGGGCGTCTGCTCGTTCTCCGGCGTCGTCACCGCGCACAGCGTCTCGGTGTCCGAGGGCATGGTGACCGGTTCCGGCACCATCTCGATGTCCTCGTCGCCGACCTGGGGCACCACATGACGGCCAATCGCTTCAACGGCGAGGTCGAGGCGCCGGAATTCGGCGACGGCTATACGCTGAGGCTCGACATGCGCGGCCAGGCGGAACTGGAAAGCCAGTTCGGCGATATCGATTTCGCCTGGAAGGTGCGCAATGGGCTGGCGGTGCTGTCGGCGACCTACCTGGTGCCGTTCCTGAAAGTGGCGCTGCGCAAGGACGGCGAGCGGCTCAAGGAGGTGCCGGACCTGCCGACGCCGATCGCGCCGATCGCCACCCATTGCCTCGATTGCCTGGCGCTGTTCCACTATGGCAAGAGCCACCAGGCCTGGGTCGACGACATGGCAACGGCCGCAGCGTCCAGCAACAGCAAAAACCCTACGACGGGCACGAAAGCCTTACCGGGTGGCTGATGAGCCTCGCCTTTCGTGCCAGGATCCCGCTCGGCGAGTTCTGGGCGATGACCGCGCACCAGGTGATTGCGGCGTTTACCGTGGTGCATGAGGACAGTTATCGGCTGGCCTGGCGCACTGCGTATTTCAGCCGCGTCGGGCACCGGCATTTCCCGAAGAGCGAAGAGGCGATCTTCCGTCGCCGCAGCGTCGGCAAACGGCAGACGCTGGATCAGCAGTATCGCATGGCGCAACTGATATCGAAGGTGATGCACTAGATGGTCGCTACCGTCGGCTCGATCTCGATCGACCTTTCCACCAACACGGTGAAATTCGCCAACGGCTTCAAGTCGGCGGCGACCACCGTCGAGCGGCAGTCGGCGCGCATGTCGAAGGCCGTCAAGGGCATCGGCGGCATCATGCAGGGATTTGTCGGCGGCATTGCCGGCGGCTTGGTCTCGCAACTGTTTTCGGTGTCCGGAGCGATCGATGCATACACAAAGTCACTGTCCAGGCTCAGTGAAATCGGCGATCGGGCCAAGGCCGCCGGATTGGGCACCGATTTCTTCCAGGGGCTATCGCATGGCGCCAAGCAGGCCGGCACGGACACAGAGTCGCTCAGCTCAGGACTGGAGACTTTCGCAAAGAACGTCGGCAAAGCCAGAGAGGGAACCGGCCAGCTCTTTTCCGGACTGCTGAAGCTCAATCCCGAACTGCTGAAAGCCGTGCTCACTGCCGGTGACCAGGAAGAGCGGCTGAAGCTGGTCGCCGACGCCATGAGCCGGACGTCCGATGCCACCCAGAAAGCAGCGCTGTCGGCGGCGGCATTTGGCGAGCATGGCGATAAAATGATTCAAGTGCTGGAAGGCGGCCGTGCTTCGCTTGACGAATTCGCGGCGACAGCCAGAAAACTCGGCATCATTGTCACTGAAGATGACATCAAGCGGGCCGATGGTCTTAAAAAGGAACTGGCGGCCATAACGGAGATCGTCGGCATCAAGCTTAGCAAGGAGCTTGTGAAGATGGGGCCGTTGATCGGTCAGGGACTGATCAAGGCGGCGGAAGCGCTGGCGAGCTTCATGCAGGAGATCGAGCAATTCACCAATTCCGAATTTTATAAATTCCTGCAGAAGACCCCGACCCAGATCGTCGAAGACGTCATGAAGAGCTTCAAGGGCGCGGAGGAATCGACAGCCGAGGCAATCACGCGGCTCAATACCGAGATCAAGGAACAGAATGAGCTGCTCGATAAACTGGCCGAGCACGCGAACGATCCGGTCTTGGCGCTTCGGTTCGAGCGGGAACGCGAGAAGGCTGCGGAACTTAACCGTGAATTGGTGAATACGATCCGCTTAGCCCGTGGCGCCACCGAGGAGCAGATGGCTTTGTTCCAGGCCTTCCGCGCCGGAGAAGCTGCTTCAAGGGACATGTTTGGTGGTGGTGGTGGCGGCGGCGGCGGCGGCGGTGGCGGAGGTTTGCCGCGCGTCTGGCATGGCGTCGAGCAGCAAGGCGCAGGGATCGATCCGGACGCGCTGGACAAGATCGAGGCCGCCATCGACGAGGAAACCGGCGCCACGAAAGACGTGCGCCGCCAGGTCGAGCAGCTGGACTCCAACATGGGCGGCTATATCGGCGGTCTCAGCAGCGCGCAGAGCTTCAGTTTCGCCAACCTCAATGATGCCATCGCGGCGCTTGGCCACCGGGTGGTCGAGGCGGCGAAGATCAATGTCGATCCGAGCTTCCGCTTTTCCGGCCTCGGCGGCAGCGACACCGGCAGCCGCAGTTCCGAGAGCTGGGCCGGCCGCCGCTACAGCTACAAGGTCTATCCGCTCAATCTCGCCCTCGACACGATGGGAACGTCGGCCGCCACGCAGCAGCCGATCGCCGAGGCCGGTGAGGCGGCGGGCACCGTCAATGTCTCGATCGTGGTGAAGCCGGTCCTCGAAGGCACCAGGCTGTCGGCGCAGTCGGCGGCCGAGATCAAGCAGGCCGCCTCGGCCGGCACCGAGGCCGCGCTGAGGGCCTACCATGGCCGTTGACAACATCGTCCTCGACGAACGGGTGTCGCTCGGCTTTCGCGGCGGCCCGACCTTTTCGACCGACAAGCTGGTCATGGTGAACGGCCAGGAACGCCGCATGCAGAACCGCGACGTCGCCATCCATGTCTATACCTGGAACTATCAGAACACCTCGCGCGACATCCATGCGTCATTGAAAGAGTTCTGGTTCGACCGCCGCGGCGATTTCAAGTCGTGGCTGTTGAAGGACCATGCCGATTATTCGGCCACCGCCGAGCCGACCGGCGTCGGCACCGGGGCACTGACCACCTTCCAGCTGATCAAGACCTACACCGCCGGATCCAATCCCTATCAGCGCACTATCCGGCACATCAAGTCCGGCACGCTCACCGTCTATGTCGACGGCGTGGCGCAGACGCCGACCACCCATTACACGGTATCCTCGACCGGGCTGGTCACCTTCGTCTCGGCGCCGGCCAACGGCGCACTGGTCACCGCCTCGTTCGAGTTCTATGTGCCGGTGCGCTTCGACGGCGACCGCTTCCAGTCGATCGTCGACTACCAGCCGCAGATGGACATCATCTCGGTCGAGG